AAAATACTTACTACGCAACGCCGAACACAGGGAACACCATTAAATATCAATCAGCAGCAAATTGCTATCTGATTAACTGTTCGATCAATAACCCGTCGAGCTTAAATATGAATTTTTCAAACATGAACTTCAAAGCGACCGTAGGAAGTGTGCCTTATATGTGTAAGACGTTAACCTTTTGGTTACCTGTGAGTGCTACTGTTCCGGCGGTAACTTGGACGTTCCCGACGGGTAGCGCAGTCTACTACCCGAAAGGTGTTGCGCCGACTTTAACGGCTAACGCGAATAATATCATTAACGTTATAGCCGTAGTCGATGATACAGGCAGCTTTTCAATTCAGGTATGCGACACAGTAGTCCTGCCGTATAGCGGTTAAGAAAGGGGTTTGAAAATGGACAAAAAAACAGTGTACAGATATCAAGGGACTGACTACACCAGCATTAACGCGTTGCGGCGAGCTATGCCGAATGTATCGCTTCCAAGCTCCTTAACGAACGAGCAATGCTACGCATTAGGCATTTTAAAGCTAGAATTAAACTACAGCACAGACGAAGCCCGAGCTATACGCATTAGCCAGTTATATCAAGAATATCAGTCCGAATTAATAGCTCCCACAAAGTACGAAGTCAACGGTAAGACTTACTACATTGACAGGGACACAGACAACATTATTAAATTTAATTCGGCGCATGAAGTTGCAAAAATGAAAGGCGATAACCTTTTTAGGGCGAAAAATGAAGCGGGAGAATATGAGCTAGTAACGTTAACGGTAGGCGACTTTGAAAGTATCTTATTAAAATCAGCCTTGCTGCAACAAGCAGCATACAAACGCTTCAAGCAAGCGCGGGACGCCGTCAACAAATACAAACGTGCAGACAAGATTTTTTCAGTTGAGTTATTATATTAAAAGAGTCAAAAACATCGTAACCGCATCAGTTTGACAGGCTGGCAGTTACACCCCCTCTACAAAAAGCAGGGCTTTTGCCCTGCTTTTTTATTTTGCAATTTTTCAAAAAACACTTGACAACAGGACGAGGGGGGGCTATAATATAGACAAGAGGTAAGGAAAAAACAAAACAAAAATAAAAAAATAAAGGGGTATGAAAAATGAAAAAATCTTATCAAGTGTTAAAATGGACTGCGGAAGTTAGAGAAAAAGAATTGCAATGTTTAGAAGAAGTAGAATTACTCGATAACCATGACCCCGCTGTGGAATTTGAAAGCGATTCCGAAAGCGAAGCGTATGACTTTTTAGAAAAAGAAAGCGGGTTACTTCACATTCATAAATTCGATTCCTGTGGGTTAAAATTCGCCGAGGTTGACTGTCTTTTATTACAAGAAGTTGAAGTAGACGAGGACGGCGATATTATAGACTGCGAATATCTTGATATGCGTTACCCGAAAATTGAAGAAGCAGACGAGGACGAAGAATAAAAATGAAAAGTGTTTGTGTTACAAAAGCAAAAGCATACTACATCATAGCAGACGGATACACAGAATGCTATACATTTAACAGCCGTGAAGAAGCTGAAAGTTTCATAGAGCTTTTTAAACCTTTTTACAAAAATAAAACTGTAATGATTCAGGAAGCGAATGTGTTCACAAGTTATATAATGAATGACTATATTATAAAAGAAGGAGAGGAATAAAAAATGCAAAATAGTAACGCTGTTGTAAAAAAGATATACTGCATTGTTATAAATGGCAAGATACAAGAAAAGTTAGATTTTGATAGCATGGAAATAGCAAAAGACTACATAAAACTTTTTAGTTTGAAATACCGCCAAGAAAACACGATTGCTATTCGTGAAATATACCGAATAACTACAGATATCATTATAAGAGAGGTTTACCAGAATGTGGATTAAAGATAAAGTAAATGACTGTTATAAAATGTCACATAGCCATTTAATCACGATAGAAAAAGTGAACCGACACTACATATTATATTTTCGAGATATAATGATAAAATCTTTTCCGACCTTGACGGCGGCAAAGCAGTACGGGGATTTTTTTCAACTAGATTCACATACCCGGTACGCGATTTATTTAATTCATAATTTCGGAAATTGCACAGGTAACAATTTAGGCTACTACACTGGAACAATAGGACTTCAAGGCGATATATATGTACCGGGACACGTTCCAACAATCAATGGAGAAGTTAAGCTTTATAAAACGTTTGCAAGGGCGAAACAAGGCGCACAGGCGATATATAACAAGTGCGGCTATGTGCAAAAATTTGAAATTCATACAATAGAAATTCGTGCCAACGATAAAAAGGAAATAGTAACAGTAAGGGGACTGCCATAAAGGAGTGAAAAAATATGACAAATATAAAATATAGCAAGAGATTTAAGTTAAGAAATGGGGAAAGAGTAGATTTTTGCCCTGAATGTGAGTATCACATCACGGACACTGTGAATAACAGCGATTCTGTTTACTGCCCAAAATGTGGGCAGCAGATACAGCTTTTTAAGCCCGCATTATGTTCAGAAGATTGCGAATTTTTAATAAGACAAAAGCTTACAGGTAAGCTTTTTTGTAAGGCGTTTAAAGACGGCGAAAAAGAATTGCGGAGAGATATTGAAGGTAACCCCATAATGATTAACGGCTGCGCGGGGGAGATATGATGAAAGAAGAAATAATTATTTAATAAATGGACGGTGAGTATATTATGCGATTAATAGACGCTGATAAGGCGAAAGCTGAATTATTAAGAATAGCTAGAGATATACACGATTGCTGTGGGTTTTATGACGGTCTTAAAGCTGGTTATCAAAGTGCTGCTGATAGGCTTGATACAATTCCTACAGCGGAAAAAGAATGTGATAAAGGACATTGGATAGACATTACTTTTGACGCGAGTATGTGCAGCGTTTGCCAAACTACACAAGAATACGAAACAAAATACAGCCCGGAGTGCGGGGCTAAAATGGACGGTGATAATAATGTTAAGTAAATATATCCAATATTTTTTAGATGAAAATAATTTAGAAATAGGCGAAGAATTTATGCTGACAAATGAAAATGGCAGACATATACATCCAGACAAAACATTTTTCTTTAACGGTAATCCAACCTCGTCAAGAGATATTTTAATATCTAAAGATGAAGAAAGATTTTGCCCGAATATATTATTAGGTTTGTTAACTGGCTTTTATGGCGTACAAAAGAAACCGTGGCAGCCTGAAATAGGCGACGTATATTTTTACGTCGCGGTTGATGAAGGAAGGAATAAAGGTGTTATCCATAACGAAACACTGTTTAATAAAAACAACATAAAGTTTTTACTTTTAAAAAAATCAGGGAAATATTATAAATCGTATTTTGAAGCAGAAAAACATTTAAAAGAGGACTATGAATATTTAACAGGAGAATAACCATGAAAAAATATAAAGTAAAATTAATTGAAACATATGCTTTTTACTTTGAAGTAGAAGCAAACAACAGAGTAGAAGCGGAAGAAAAAGCCAAAGAATATGTCGACAAGTATCAAGCTGATAAATTCTTTGAGTGTGCTACAAATAGGGTGTTTAAAATTATTCCCAAAACGTAAGGAAAATTAAAAATGGATATGAACAAAATTTATAACATGGACTGTTTAGAGGGAATGAAAAAGCTTCCGAATGACAGCATAGATTTAACAGTAACATCACCACCTTACGATAAATTGCAAAAATATAAAGGCTTTTCGTGGGATTTTAAATCAGTTGCAAAAGAACTCTATAGAATAACAAAACCCGGTGGGGTAGTTGTATGGATAGTTTCTGATTCAACTATCAATGGAAGTGAAACAGGGACTTCTTTTAAACAAGCGTTGTTCTTCAAGGAGATAGGTTTTAATATTTATGATACGATGATATGGCTTAAACCTTCACCTGCTGCGCCTACCGAAAGTAGATATTATGATGTGTTTGAATATATGTTTATATTATCAAAAGGACGTCCGAAAACGTTAAATTTGTTGTGCGACAGGAAAAACAAAAGTGCAGGAAAAGTTTCTAACTGTGAAACGAGAAGCGGCAGAGAGCAGCGACGCACTTTATCTAAAAAAAGAGTTGTTAAAGAATATTCAAGACGTTTTAACGTATGGGAAGTAGCAAGGGGATTAAATAAAACGAAACATCCTGCTGTATTCCCTGAACGCTTGGCGAATGACCACATTTTATCTTGGTCAAATAAAGGTGATGTTGTTCTAGACCCGTTTTGTGGCAGCGGTACAACAGCAAAAATGGCTATGTTAACAGGCAGAAAATTTATAGGTTTTGAAATATCAGCGGAATATTGCGACATAGCCGAAAAGCGTATAGCCAGTGTAGGAAAAGATATTCCGCTATTTGAAGCGGATTAAAATGTATAGGAGATGAAAAAGAATGAATATAAAAGCTTATGCGTGGGACGACGAAGATTACGGGGGAAGTTATTTTGTGTGGACTACCACGCCGGGAAAGGCTAAAGCGTTACTTGCTGCCGAACATGATAGAGAATTTACAGAAATACGGGTTTATCGTGTTCCGTGGGCTGATAAATATGGAGATAACAAAATAATACCAGCAAAAGAACTTTTAAGTAATGGCTGGTGGCTGTATTGCTCAAACTGTGGGACACGTGTTCAGAATGATACAGCAACAGTTTTAGATGCAGTAGAGGTGCTATGTGACGAGTGCGCGAAAGATTGGAACGAGAAAAGAGGGAAAAAATGAAGATAGAAGATTTAAAAGTAGGCAGAGTATATAGAGCTAAACGCCCTAGAGTTGTACACACATTGGGCGGCAGCTATATCAATGATAGGCAGATACTCTCTATATCGCCATTTGAGGAAACTATTCAGTACGATAGCCCTAAAGTCGGTTTTGGGTCAAAATATCCAGTGATATCTGTTGAAAAATTTCTAAAATGGGCAGCTAAAGATATCACGGATGACTTACCGCCTGACGAATGGGAAGAATACAAGAGGTGTAAAAATGGAAAGTAAATATATGACTTTACGGGTAAAAATATAGGAGTGATAAAATGAGAAAATATATATCAATATTCAACCCAAGCCACGAGAAATTGATAGAATTCATCAACAGATACTATGCGCGCCGCGGTTGGCGGATCATAAGCATAGTAAAAGGTAATGGTGATTTTTGGGCAACATTGGAATTGGAAACGGAGAAAAACAATGACTAAAGAAGAACTAATGAACGCTATAACGGGTTTACCCGCTAAAACACAAGTTTATAAAATAGACGACTATGCAGACCTTGACCACTCGGACGGCTGCCCTTTGCTTGGCGTTATAGTCGTTAACGAGCCTGACAGTGAACCTGTTATTTATTTGAGGTAAAAAATGAAAGCAGAACGTATACAGCAGTTTAAAAAAGCTTTTACCCTCTACCGTCGCGGGGGCTATAGTCTTACTTACAGGTGGAAGTTATATTTTATACGTGACATTCAAAAGAAAAAACTTCCTAACAATTTTAAAAAAATAAGGAAAGAGTTAGAACTATGACAAAAAAAGAACGTGAACGACAAATAAAAAAGGCTTATATATTCTACAGGCGTCGAGTTAGAACTTTGCTTGCTACCGGACGCTATCTTTTAACTATAGACTATAGAAAAAAGGATATAAACAATGAAAAGTGATATAGTATTAAGAATAGAAAAGGCATTAAAAGAATATACCCCGTCAAAGATTGACGGGGTTAGAATTGCTACAGCACGCGGAATATTAACCGCGTATGAAATTGCTGTTAAAAATGGATTGAGTGAAGCTGGGAAGGTAGATTGTATAAAAGTTTGCGAAAGCTTTATGCTGCCGCCTATAACCTACGGAATAACTAATCCGGAAGAGCATTATATTACTTGTGAAAAAAAGAACTACAAGGGCGACGTTATAAAGACCTTTAAGGCTTTTGACTTACCTACTGAATTAATCACTTTATGCTTTGAGATAAAAAGCACTGTAAGCGATTTCAAAAGTCCGAACGGGCATAACTTAGTGGGTGATGTTAATTACTACGTCATGCCGTCAGACACGTTCAAGCAGCTTGAAAAGCTGGGGCTACTCGACGAAGTGCCGCCACATATCGGCTTTATCACCGCACACGAAGGACGCTACAGTAAATTAAGGCTGATCACAAAAAAAGCAGCAACGAAGGTTACACCTGCTGTTGATAAATATATGCTGGCGTGGTCAGCAGTGAAAGGGCGGTATATTAATAGCAGTGTTAGCAACAAGAAGGTAAATTCAGCGGCGATAGTAGAGTGTAAGGGGTTTAAAGTTAGAGAACGTCAAATTTGAGTTATAAGCCGTTTAATTTATTAACACAAAACATAAGCAACGCAATATAAAAAGCCCCTAGCGTCGATTGTACGACGTGCTAGGGGCTTTTTCTTAACCATTATTTACACAATCGGGACACTTGCACACACAACGCCATTCAGTGCCTACCTGCTTTTGCTTAGATATAGTCCAGCCTAAGGACCGGGCTTTGATTTTTGTCTGACCTTTTGTTGAAAAAGGAAACAGCTTCACTGCCCCGCATTTTTCGCACACTACACCTGAAACGATACCTTTTAAATTCACTTTTTATACCTGCCTTTCAATATTTTTTCTCGACATTGCAAACAAACTGTCTGCTGAACTTTACGGTTAGATATAGCTGCTACGGCTTTACTTATGCCGACACCGCACATGATACACATATTCCGTGTGTCATCATCTTTAGGTGGCGGCGTATTTTTGGGCTTAATAATTGGCGGTGCTTCTTCTGCCCGTTCCCGCTTAACAGGGATAATTTCGGGCAACGGCTTTTCTTTGCCTTTTTCGACGCTGGCGGCAACTAATGCGCCGACCTTCTGCGCTGCTTCAATTCGTTTCTGTATCTCGTTGCGCTTGCCGTCTGGGTAGGCGAAACGATAGTTACCGTTCCCGTCTTTAATCACAAGAGCTTTAATGATACGCTTTTTTTCGTCGTATTCAATTTCTGAAACGAAAAAAGAAACATCATTGCTTAAGGCTACATTTTTCGTTCGATTGTTGATATACGTTTCATATTTTTTTAGTATGAGCTGAATTTTGGGGGAACTGTATAATTCCCGCCCTATACCCCAATTAGTAGCAGCACGTTTAAAGGCGTCGGAAGCGCGCCCCTTATTCGCCGAAACGTTGGATAATTCGCCTACATCTTCTTTAGTTATCCATTCTCCAGCTTCATTTTTTATGGATATTCCGCAGATGAAGTCGTTTCCTTCTGCCCTGTGCGTTCTTTGCCAGCTATCCGCCCCGACGTATCTATCTAAATAATACATATCAACACGAGCGTCTTTATAAAGCAGTAAATCTGCCTTGTAGTATTCAACACGTTCGCCTTGTGCATTCTCGGCATAGCACTTAATGATACGGTTAACGCGTATCTCTATATCTTCTGCGTTCAGTAATGGGAATTTAATCTGCATAGCTTTGCCCTTCTTTCTCATTAGTAATCCTTTAAGTTTGATTAAGCACATATTTAGTTATATTATTTATGTGTAGCGGCTTACTCCTTTTTTACGTCTGTGCGTCTTGTGCAGGCGTTTTTTTATTCGTCAAAATCCACTGTTAAAGCTAGATGTTTTTCAAAAAATAAGTCTTTCAAAATCTCGACTAATGTTTTAACATCCGCCTTTTCTTCTGAATAGCCAACTATGTTGCACAAATCAACATATTCAGTATTGAGCGAGCCGGATTTAACAACTTGCGTAACAAATTGATTTATGTTATCGCAATGATAGACTTGTGACGGTTTTACAGGCGTCAAGTAACCGTCTTTATTCGGCATTAAAGGATTTAATATGACCCTCATTTCAAAATCACCAGCAGCGCAAGAACTGCGCTTATAAAGTAAAGTAAATTCAGTAAGCAATGTCGCTGATTGCTGACCGTGATAAAAAGTAAATTTAATATCTGACTAAATGTGTCGAATACCGCTGTTGCGGCAACAACACCAGTCCCTAACGCCATTAACACAAACCTCATTTGTAGCCCCCCTTTATTCTCATTATAAAGCGAATACAAGAAGGTGTCAAGTGAATTTTGAAAAAAATAAAAAGAAAAAATCCCTAGAATGTATAGCTGCATTCTAGGGATAACCTACTAAGATTTTTTTAATAAATCATACAGAAAGAATACTTGTTTTAAGAAGAAAAAAATTGTTCTTGTGATGTTCTTGCTACTTAATCGACGTTAGAAACTACCGGGAGCGGCTTTTGATTCGTTTGAGAACAGGCATTGCCCCCCTAACGCATTTTGTAATTACATTTAAATTATAAGCTCCATTGCTAAAAAGTCAAGCTAAAAATTTTTACAACTTTTATTTTTACTATATCTTGTGATTTTATAGGCTAATTCCCCTGTTTAAATACTATATATAGTTTATACACAGAGTTATCCACATTATCCACAACTAGACAAATTTATCAAATTCGATTAAAATAAAAAAGCAGCAACTCTTTACAGAGCTGCTGCCTCATACGCAAACGTAAGAAATTTCGCAATGTCAATAAAAATGTATGCCGACACTAATTATCAACTTATAACCTTATAACCTAAAGCAGGGTAACCGCCTAAACTTATAGCCTATAGAGGTTATGGGTACTTTTTCTTACGCCTATATAGAAATTATATCTAAATTTTAAAGTAATGTCAATACAAAAAAGTAAATGCTGACACTAGATTTTAACTAAATATAGAAAAAATTCCTTACCTCTATAGGAATGACACAGAATAACCCCACCTGTGTATAAAAAATGGTTGGTGCTGCAACGAGCCAAGTTTATAAAGTCGTTGCCCCTACTGATTTTCTAATTGCAAAAATCAGTAGCCGCTTTAGCTGTAGTGGGCTTTATGCGGGGGGGAAGTTGGCAGAGGTCAACCTACTCTGGTATGGTGTATATACCTTTAGACAGGCATAGTCTATAAAATATACGGCTGGCGGCAACGGGCGCAGAGTGCGCGGGGGTAAGTCATGGAGCGTGGGACGTTGGGGACGCTATGAAATGGCTAGCAATTCAACTATACAGCGACGGCGGGGACGCAATCGCAAAAACCTCTTTTCAGTAGACAGTAGTAATACTGTGTACTGTTAGGGGTTTTTCTGCCTACCAGCTTCTAACAGGGACTATATTTTTTATTACCCTATTGACAAACAGAACAGAGGGGGGCTATAATATAAGTAAAGATAGGAGTTGATAATTTGTTTGAGTGGAAAACAATAATTAAAGTTGCTGCCGCCGCTGGATTAGTGGCTTTTGCGGTTAAATTAAGTGCCGGACTTGCCGAAGTGTTGATAGAATATCCTATATGGCGCGGCTGGTTAGGTGGACTGTAGAATGGCTAACATGATAAAGCAGTATGAAAAAGTTAGGGCTTTCAAGTGTTCTAGCAAAGAGTTTCCCGAGCTGGGAATAGTTATAGCCTTTGCCTACAACTACAGTGAGGCTAGGAATCTAGCTAAAGGAGTATTCAAAGAGGTTAACCCGGCAGTAAGGTATTTAGGCATTAGGGCAAGTATCGTATTAAAAGACGTACCCAAAGAATTGAATAATAAGGTATGCTTTAACGAGAATCACGAAGGGTATGAATTAGTTTCAGAATTTTTGTAAAAAGAAAGGGGTAAAACACTATGCTACAACCTATGGATTATTCAACGAAAGAGGAATTTATTAACGACCAATACGAAAAGTTATCAGAAACAGGGAAAACAAAATTCAGGATGAAAGTTGCAAAAAAAAGCATTGATTTAGATAGAGCTTTATATCTATGGTCATTTTTCGGCTGGTTTGGTTTTCATCAACTTTATTTAAAAAATTATGGCGCGTTTTTCGTTCGCCTTTTTACAATGAGTTGCTTTTTAACTTTATGGTTTAAAGACCGCTTTACCATTAAAGATGACGTAAAAAAATATAATACAGAAGTCGAATTACAAGCGATTTTAGAATTGATTTAGGGGGATAATATGAACGCTCAAGAAGCAGCTAGGATATTAGCTAAAGAAAACGACAGTGTTGTCGTTGTGGGAATAAGAAGGGAAGCAACAGGCGATTTGATCAGCGACGAATGTTTTTTAAATTTAGACGAATTTCATGCAGCCGTAGTGTGCGCGAATTTAGTAGGATACATTTTAAAAATTCAAAAGAGGAAAAACTCTATAGACCACATATTGAAAGGCGTCAAGCAGTTAGTTGATGTGGGTATTCCGTTAGATGAAAAAACAGAAAGGGGCTTATAGCTATGGCAAAGAAAAACGGCAGCTTAAAATTAAAAATTGCAGCTTGTAAAAAATGCAAAAGTCAGCCAAGACTAAAATTGGGACTATCCTTTTACTTTGAATGTAACTGCGGACAGTCTATATCAGGCGCATATGGTGACGGAATTCTTGAAACGACTAGAAAATGGAACGAAGCCCAACGCGAGGACAAAAATGTTTGAAAACCAAACCTTAAATAAAAATCGTGTGCTACCGTCTGCTATGATATTAGACAGATTGAGCATAGAATGTATTGCTAAAGCTGCAACGAAAGAAAAAATCATAGAAAGCTGCTGCATTTCTAGCACTAAATTAGTTGAACAGTTAGTAAAAAGCGAGCCGCAATACAGTAAGATTGTAGAAAAAATGGCAGATGTATATATATCATTATCGCAGCTATTGATAGCTTTACCGATACGGGACGACGATTTAAACGCTGCCATAAAACGTAAAGTTTCGAGAAAGCTCAAACATAATCCGACATTAATTAAATTTTG